GTGTCGTGTGGATGTACATGGTCACCTCTTGCCCATGCCGTGGAAGAGCCAGCCGATGCAGTACCATCCATCTGCGGATTCGCTGTGGATGCGGAAGGCACGGTCGGGATCATCCCGTCCACTTCCGTCTTTGTGTAGGCGTTTGTGATTCCGTACCCGGATAGAGTGGTCGCCTTGTCTGCCTTACTGGTGTCGTGTGGATGAACGTGATCCCCACGCGACCATGCCCCGGACGATCCCGCCGATGCAGTACCATCCATTTTCGGACTCGCCGTGGACGGAGACGGGACAGACGGAAGGGAGGACGATGTGATGTATCCTGAATCATTAGTCAAATCAGACGTTTTAGACGGTATCGTCGTACTGGACGGAAGCGCACCGACATCGGAAGCAGTCAGATTTACCGCCCCCGTTTTACCGTTGACGCTTGTCACGGGCGCCGCTGTCAAGAAACCGCTGTCATTCGTAAGCTGGCTGGTCTTTGACGGAATCACCGTCGTATCCGGTAATGCCCCCACATCTGCCGCGCCAAGATTTACCGCGCCTGTCTGTCCATTTACACTTGTTACCGGGGCACTGGTGATAAACCCGGAATCATTCGTGAGGTCTGACGTTTTGGTCGGTACGTTCACCATGACATCCCCTGTCGCACCATTCACGGACTGCACAGGCGCGTGTAGCTCGACCGCTGCTTTCAGCCTCGCCGGTGTGATCAGGCGGTTCGTCGTCGATGTCCCCGCCTGATATTCCGCGTCCGTCATGCCGCTATAGGTCGTGTTGTTCCAGTCCGCAAGCATCCAGTAAGTGCCATCATAGACCAGTACGACCACTGAGTTTGCGTTCCAGTTCGCCGCCGCTGATGTGCCCGCCGCCGTCGTGCCGTAACGCTTAATAGCTTTTGCGCCCAAGCCATTGACGTTTAAGGTCGGATTCGTGGATGTGTTCGCGTACTGGAATTTTACCGCGATGCACAGCCCCGCCGTCAGTGCCGTGACCGCCGGACTCACAGTCACCGTATTTGCGACCGTTCCCGCCGCAATCGTGCAATACCCGTATGGGACCATCAGACCCGCTTCCGCGCTGATCGCATCATCGACGTCCGTCCCCGTTTGGAAATCGCTGTCGTTGGTGAGGTCTGAGGTCTTTGACGGTATCGCCGGGATGTCTGCCGCCGTGATGAAGCCGGAGTCGTTGACAAGGTCTGACGTCTCTGTCGGGAGTGCCGCCGCTGTGATATACCCGGAGTCATTCGTAAGCTCTGAGGTCTTCGTGGGGACTGTGATACCGTCCCACTCCGCCACCTTTGCCGCCGTGACTCCACTATTCACCGCCGCCAATTGCACCGCACTGAGTGCCGCCTGTCGTGACGTGTCCGTGGGATGCCGATGATCGCCCCGTGCAAAAGCGTTTTCCGTTCCGACCGCTGCCGTCCCGTCCATGAGCGGTGTAGTTGACGATGCCGTGGATCCCGGCGGGACATCCGCCTGCGTGATAAAGCCTGAATCGTTTTGCAGCTGGCTTGTTTTAGTCGGGACTACGATATTCGCCACCGCCTGCTGAAGTGCTACGATTTTCCGCCGCGCCCAGCTGTCCCGGAGCCATTTACGGACAGTCGTGCCGGTCACGTTATCCACAAAATTCCATATATCTATCGACCCGTTCGGTCTTGGTGCCGCCATCACATCACCCCCTTATGGCTCAGGTTCAAGGTCGTTATATACCTCACCGTTTGCAGTAAATCCTTCTTCGATATCTGCCGCGCCGGTATCCGTTTCGTCCCATTCGTCATCATCGTCACCGTCGCCGTCAGAGGAGTACGCGCTTACCGTGTTGTTGAGGCGATTCAGCGATTCCCAAATAGGAAGTGCAACTCCGTCCTTCATAACATAAGCGTCAGACCCATTAACGACAAAGACATAGTCATCAGAATCGTTATATCCCGCCCACAGATACAAAAGGTCTTCGTCACCTGTGTCAGCAGACATACCCGTTTTTTCGTCAACGGACTGAAAAATCCCTCGCCCGTAAGATGCGGAATCACAAACAAAATCCCCGATCTGGACCTTCGTGCCATCAGCGAAAAAACCTACACTGTTTTCGCCCCAGCTGAAATCAATCACCCCGTGATAGACTCCAAGACCGTCTTCACGCGTCATCCGGGCATAGATGCCGCCTGTCCCGGTCTGCGCCGTGTACGCCGTGCCGTCCCATAGATACACAGCACGTTGCACGACGTCGTAATAGTAATACCCTGTTGTCGGAGTAATCGGCGTCGTGAGGTTCGCATCTGCGTATAAAACGCCGTTGCTCATGTATCCCTTTGCGGAGATGTTCCAGAGAACAAATCCGTTCTTGTCCATCTGAACGACCGGGACCGCATTTTCGTCCAGAATCGTGAAATCTCCGTAGGAATTGTTTATGCCTCCGAGCGTGAGATGCCCAAAGAGGTCCCACGATTGCGAGTATGGTCCCGAATAACCGCTGTCTGAAAACCCGATCCCCGCATAATTGATGCGGAGGATGTGCTGGGACGCGTAAAGGTTTCCGCCGCTGTTTTCGTCGAGGTATAGCGTCTCGTTCGGATGCCCGTCCCGGTTACGGTTGTAAATCACATACCCGCCCTGTCCTTTGTTGAGGACTCCCGTCGCCATGTCAACAGCCCGGTGCATCTGCGCCGTGGTCGGCGTGATCGCGAGCTTGTCCATCTCATCAACGAGGGTATCGGATAACGACGCCTGCTTCGCTCCGACCTCCAGCTTGGTGTACCGCTCGCGCAGTACGTCGTACTGGGTACTGACGATCTTGCTCTTGACGTTGATCCCGAGCTTTTCGAATTTCACGGTGATCAGGTCGCACAGGTCCACGTTCCCGGTCGCGAGGCTCGCATACTCCTGGACATCCGCAAGGTTAACGAAGTTAAGCGAAATGCTGACATGCGGGACGCCAATTCCGTTCGCCGCGACATAAGCTTCCGCCACCGCCCGGAGAGCCTCCTCCGTCGGGGTGTCGTCGAACTTGTCCGTGAAGTCCTTCTCGATGGTGCGCTGGAACGGGAAATTATCAGCGGTAGCCGCCCGGATAGCCCGTGGCTCCGTGGTGAGCACGACCATGGCGTCATCCGTCTTGTAGAACGGATATACGCCCGTGTAGGTGTTCTGGATATTCTCTTCCTGAGTCAGATCTATCAGGTTTTTGCCATATCGAATCGTGTAGCCGGTATCTCGTCCATATGACCGATGGAGCGTCGCGGCATAGTTGTTAAACTCCCATTCGCCGCCGCCGTAGACGTCAAGGATGCTCCCCTCCGTCCCTCCGAGGCATGCCCCGAGGCTTTTCGGGACGGACATAGCGTAGCTCGTCGAGCTCTCGAAATCCGCACTCAGTGTGAACGGACAGCTTTCGATAGCATTTGCTACCAACCCGTCCAGAGCCGTGGAGAGGTTCGGAGCGGAAAACGGTGCGACCGGGATGAAATTCATCTGATAGCGGATGTGCTGAGCAAGGATGGTCACGCGCCCGAGCATGGGTTTCGTTATCTTGTAGATACGGAATGCCTGACGCTCGCGCCTTGCGGAAGGCTTCGCCACGATAATGGCGCTGTGCACGATGTCTGTGTAATGCACTCCATCGACCGGGTAGGTCATCTCCAGCTCGTCGATGCCGTTCCGATCATGGCTGCACATGCATGTGATCGCGTCGCTCAGCCGCCCGACACCGTTCGTGCTGAATGATGTGGCGGCAGGAGCAAACAGAATAGGAATCATGTTATATCCTCCACCATCTGGGTGTGATCTCGATGTGCGAGAACCCGGAAAACCCGACGGCGTTCTGCCCCGGCTTCAGTGTCGGGAATTCGCCGCCAACATTCAGATTCCGGTTCACGTTGCCCTCGAAAGCCTCCATAAGCTCACAGTCGATGTCGATATAGGAATCACACGCCGATACGCCCATCCAGACGCCGCCGACCGAGATCGCGCCGCTCGTGCCGTAGCAACGGATTAACGGCTTCGCCTCGTACTCCGTCGGATTATAGATGGTCCCGCCCGCCGAGTAGCTGATCGGGACCTCGCCGCCCTTCAGAAAGCGCTGCGGCTTGCAGTCGAAGACCAAAGTAAAAGCCGCTCCCACTCTGTCGCTTTCCGACAGGGAGAACGGCCCCGCGAACCTTGCCATACGGAATTCGTCCGGCTTGATCGCTTCTTCATATCTGCAGTAACCGTGGCGGCTCGACAGGAACGCCCGCAGAGAGTCCACGTTATGCCGCATCCCATGCGGAATGTAGCAGTCTACGTTCGCCTCCACATTATGATAGCGCCCGTTTGAAAAGACGATAGCGCCGTTCCTGCCGGGGACCTCGATGACCTCCTCGTCATGGACTGCACCGTCCCAAGCGGTCGAGGTGGCGACGAACGTGTTGAAGTCCAGAGAGGACTTCCCGTCAAACACGAAAAAATTACGCTTCATGCTCATGCAAACGCCGCCCTCCTCGAATGAATCTGTGTGTTGATAATGTTTGCGACCTGTTCGGCGATGACGCGTTCATCCTGTCCCGGTGCCCCGTAGACATTGACCGTAACGCCGCCGATGGCAGCGGCAGACGGGCCCGCCGCCTTTACGTTCGCCGATATCGTCCCTGTAGCCGCTTCGGACAGGTCGTCCATAGCATCCGTCACAAGCCCGAGGTTCTCCTCGATACCAAGCGCGATGCCGGCAGGGATATACGCACCGACCTCGTCACGCATAAGCCTTGACGGAGACTTGATGCCGAAGAAGTCCTTAACCGCTTGGAAAGCCTGTTTTGCCGCATCCAGAGCGGCGTCCTTAAGCTTCTTCGCGGCGCTCGTAAGACCGTTCTTAATGCCCTCGATAATCTTGTCACCGATGTCCTTCCAGTTGAATTTCTCAAACTCACCCTTAATGGCGCTCGTAACTTCCGCGATCTTTCCGGGAATCTCCGGGATAGCCTGGATAATTCCGGCAAGGAGCTGACCGAGAAGCTCGACGCCCTTCTGGAGGATATCCGGCAGGTGCTCACCGATGGTAGCGAGGATCTGCGCGACCACGGAGGCGATAGACGAGGCGATCTCCGGCAGGCTTGAAACGATGCCCTGCGCAATGTT